GGCATAAGTCCTCGCTTGGCAATCCCAATAAACCTTTCGGTTCGCGTCTCTTCGATGGTCGACTTCGTGCCAAGGCGTGCGCCTACCAACGCCTGCACTGCGGGATTTTTATGCTCAAGCAGGGCTTTGAACTCTTCGTCAGTTTTAGAGAACGCGTAAGTCTCTTTGCCCGTGGTTAGGCTAGTCTTCATTGGCGGTACAACACCAGCGGCCTGCAACATAATTGCAAACTTTTGGTTGCTCATCAAGTCGCCTAGTTCGTATGCGCCTAGCGCCATTGCTTTTAAATCTTTTACCGATTCCAAGTGGTCACCAAGTACTTGCAAGTCCAGCGCCAGTGTCGGTTCTGTAAACATGCGTATGGTTAAGTCAATTAAGCGCAGCTCTATCTGCGGAAAGTCTTTGCTCATATTGCCAAACAACTGCCATGTCAGGGCTACATCGTTCATGCAGTATTCCCCATACCTTGCTAACTGCTCGGGGGAAAAATCGATCCGTCTCAGACCAAGGGCGTTCTCAACTTCTGTACCCTTCTCGCCTATGCCGTAGTACTGCGCTAGCACCTTGAGACTGCCCCCTACGTTAGTGCCATGCAAGGCTCTGCCCATGGAGAGTGTGTCCAACCAACCCTTTGGTTTAATGTTGAAGTGCCAATTTAGGATTGCCCCATCAAATATGGCGTTGTGGGCTAGTGCCAGTGAATTTGCCCAATCGAATTGCTTGAGGTATTCGGCAGTCTGAACCATCGTTCCGCTAAACCATTCTGGCTCTCCGTCATCTACCTGCACTGATACCCCTACGACATGGAACTGTGGGTCACGGATGTACTCTTCGGTAGTCTGCTTGGCAAAGCCTACCTCGCGGGAGTAGAACGTCTCAAAGTCAACTGTAATGATGTTCATATTGTTTTGCACCCATTGGTTATCCAGTTATCCAACTTATCAACATTATTCTCGTTGATGACCACGGCTACGCCACCGGATTCGTTGATAGCCTTAAGGTTCTTCTCTTGTAGTGCGGTAGTCTTACCCTTGCCAGCCTTGGCTTCGATAGCTACAAAGTGGCCGTTAACGCAACAGAGAAAGTCGGGAACGCCACTGCTTCCGTATCCAGTGCCGATAGGCATGGCGTAGTAGACGTTGTGGGCTTTGAGGATTGCCTTGATCTTTGCTTTGACCTTGGCTTCAGGTGTGGTTGCCATCTAACACTCCAGTTGTTTATGGAGTCAATATAGCACATCACTTTACTTTGTCAATAGTACAGACGTAAAAAAACCGCCCGAAGGCGGTTGGGGGTTACCCTAACATTGTTAGGTCGTTTTACTTTAGTGCGCTGATCTCACGAGTCAGATACCACTGGGCTTTGCGCAAGTCCTCCATCCTGTTGCCTTTGTGGTCGGCACGAGTCAGGTACTTCACCACGTTGCCGATGTTGTAGTTGAGCTTCTTTGCTTCGATGAAGTCGATGGTTTCGATTCCACCTACTTTGTAATGGGCAGGATGGTCTACTGGGTCGAACATTTCGATCTGCATAGGTGTGTTTGATGAAGTAATGGACAGAGTTTTCCAACCCTTTATCGTCTCATCCATAATTTTCTTATGCTCAGCCATCCCTTTCTTTATTTTAGGTAGCGTAAGCGTAGTCTTCTTTGCCTTCACTCCGGCTTTCTTCTTTGCGTTCCACAGCACTGTGTATACGTACTGAAGTCCAACGCCAATAGCCTCGGCTACCTCTGCGGGTTTGGCCTTTGGGTTCTTGGCTACGTAGTTACGCACTTGTGCGGCTTTGGTTACTTTTTTGATTGTCATGGTTTATTTCCTGTTTGGTTGTTAACGTACTCGGTAAGAACTTCTCTCATCTTGGCTTGCTTTGACATTCGATGGTTGGTGTCGAAATAATCCATCACCTCTTTCGGCAGTCGCAAGCTCGTGCAAGTTAATGCGGGTTTCTTACCAAGCCCCCGCCCCTTGCGTTTCTTCTCTAACTTTAAATACTCAATTCCTGTGTTCAAAATGTTGCCTCCTCATAATCCTGTTGTGGCTTCTTTAGTTTGGGGAATCGCTTCGGGTCTAGTCGTGTGAACGGCCACCACGCCATTAGCTCTTCCTGAGTCAGCACTTTGTTTGACAAGGGCTTCGTAGTATCCTTTTGGGTACTTTGCTTTTTGCTTAACATGTTTTCTTAGCCATTCGGCTCCTCCTAATTCTATAAACATAAGATACTCAATATCAGACATTCGCATGTTGCGACCTTTAAGTGGCTCAGGCGGTTTAGGTCTTGGCATTATCTTTTCATTCCCCGTACAAATACGGCAAAGGATGCTGACGTATCCCCACCATTTTTCATCATGTCAAACTCTTGCGCTACTTCTTCTAGCGTGTTGTTACGTATCTTCTCGGATACCTCGTTGAGTTGAGCTTTGACCATTTGACGTTTACGCCAACCCATAGCTTTCTCCCACATGTTGAGTTCAGGTTCCTTCATGTATCCCCCAATACTTCTAAAATTACTTTTTTAATCCTGCCGTATGCGTCTGCCTTGGTATACGGAGCGGCAAGTATTATATCTATCTCACACAGTGCATCGTAGTACTGCGTACCTTTTAGTGCGTGCTCTAGTTTGTACTCGTCTTCGGGGTACTGAAACTCAAGTACGGCTTTCATAAGCGGCCCCATTGGTTAGCAACATAAGTAGGCGGGCCTTTCGCCATGTTCTACGTACGTCAGTCTGTGAAGCATTGCGGTACTTAAACTTTGGGTCAGTACATGGCCTCAGTGGGATTGCTTTGGATTGGTATTTCATTTCGTCTTTCATTTAGATTCTCCTAACATTGTTAGCCTGTTTCACTATGCCAGTTCCCGCTCTGCGGTAAGTAAGACAAAGACTTCGGTAGTGGCTCGGCAACCCACGCCCTCAATCATCTGCTCAGGCTCTACTAATTTCAACATACCCAACTTACCTCTCATGTCAAGTGGGAGTGTATTATCATCGTAAAGTTGTATATCGTCACCTGTTTTAACTAAGTACTTTCCACTAGATAGCAAGACTAGGCTCGTACCTTTATCTGATTTAAACTTAGCTTCTATGTCAGTAACAGTAAGCATCTCGGCTTCCGCCTCTCGTAGTTTGGCTAGGTTGTGCGCCTGTCCACTGATTACTGCATACTTCTTAAACTCGTCAGGGTGTTGTACAAACGCAAACGCTTTCATAAGCGGTACTAGACTATGCAAAGCACTCTGATGATCTCCACGCTTGCGACTTGTTTGTCTGCCAACAACTCGGTTAGCTTCTGCCAACGCTTCGTTCACACGCTCGCCTACACTCTTGTTACTGAATGTTTTCTTGATAGCGGCTAGGGCTTTCTTAGCATCCTTAGTGCGATACGAACTTATACGCTCACGCTCGTTTCTGATCGCATTGCTAGTGATAGAGAACACATGCCCACCCTGATCGTAGCGATAGTCTCGGTCGATCTTGCCGATCTCTTCTCCATCTTTGAATACTGCGAACTTAGAAACTGTGATCCGTGGGCGGGTATCCATGGTCTCACTCTTAACTTGTCCGTAATACTCATGTACCTTGAACTCCCATGTCGGGTTCTCGGTGATAACCTTCCACATGATCTCGTGCAGGGGTTTCTCCACTGCGAAGTCAAAGTCACTCTTACGCCTACCACACAATAGCTTATCGCTAATGGTGACGTTACTCAATGTCATTGCGGTGCTTGCATCCATGATCTACTCCTTACCATTCAAATTTCTTAATGATTGCATCTACCTTGGCCTTGACCTCGGTGCGATGGTGCTCGTCTTCCTTGATTGCATCTATGTTAGTACCTAACATTGTTAGCTCTAGTTCCTTGCGTGCTTCCTCCAACTTGGGGTCGTTGGTGATGTTCATCTTAGTAAGCAATGAGCAAAGCTCTAGCGGGTTGCTCACCAGTGTGTCGTGGTATCGCTTCTTACCACCCGATGTGTCGTCGAGCTTCTTAGACATGCCTACTAGCATTTCATGTAACCGCTCCCATGGCTCACGCATAGCGTCAGCTAGCTTGTTGTCTTGTTGTGCAGTGAACTCTGCTTGCATCTCGGCTAAGTCATTCGCAGGTATGTCCAAGCGAAAGTCACCCGCCTCTGGCACAGGCTTGACTGTTCTACGAAACCCAAACTTCAGCTTCACATCCTCAAGGTCGGGATAGTCCTCGGCTCTGTACATCTTGCCTAGGTGCGTAGGTGCATCCTTCACTAGCTCAGGATATGCGTGAAAGAATGAGCCACACATGGCATTGAACGTCTGCTCGTATGCGTTCATGGTCTGCTTGTATTCCATAAACAACGCAGTCGGCAACATACGCTCGCCCTTGTCTGCCCATGGTAGCGTTCGCTGATTGTGATAGAGCCTAACCTTGGCGGCAAAGTTCTCGATCTCCTTACGCAAGTTAGTACCTGCGAATAGGTTCTTGTGGACACGCGCTGCGTCTACGACTGCTGATGCGTCAGTATTCACTTGTGCCGTTGTATCGCGGTCTAGCTTTGATGCAGGCCACACGCTGATGTTCAATTCCACTAACACTGCTGATGCACTAATACTCATTTTGGTTCTCCATATACTTGGTTTGCGATTGTGGCAAAGCGGTTGATTGCTTCGAACTTGGATACTTTGTTAGTCTTAAATGTATGAGCCAAGGTCATAGCTAAGATAACCATGCCCTCGCCATTAGAAACTTCTTGCTCAGCGAACCGCGTAACGATTCGTATACCTTCGTTCTTCATTTCTTCGGGTGTCATTTCAGTTCTCCTGTGGTTTACCGGCTAATCTAGCCATTTGATATTTACTGTCGCCTATGATTTGCATACTGAAGTTGGCTTCGTTCGGGTACACATGGTAGGTGTACGGCTCAGTCATACCCAACTCCTTGCGCCTGTCCTCACTCCAATACTTCTCTTCGTATATCTCTGCGCTTTCTAAGACTTCCACTAACTGCATGGCTTTCTCTTTGGGCATGATGTACTTCTTGTATCCAATATCTACTATTACCATACTGCCTCCCTTAATCCATAATGTGAATCGTTCTACCATTGTCAGCAACAGCATCGTTACCTCCTGTGATTACCCACATAGTCGGTGCTGTCCATTCGCTACCCCAGTTCGGTACATAGCCATCGGTCAACACAATGATGCACTCGGGTTTGATAGCCTCGTCACGCAAGTATTGAGATACGCAACTAGGGTCAGTGCCCCCGCCACCCTTGGGTTTGGTCGAGCTAACAATGTTAGATACTTCCGCACCCTCATACTTCTCATGCCCTGCCACTGAGCCATCCCAATAGATAAGATCAACCATCTCGGGGTTGACTTCCTCAGCCACGCCTTTCACCTCGGCTAAGAATTCGTCAAGCTCACGCCCACCGATGGAGCCCGATGTATCTATGGCTACTACGATGTGTCCAACCTTCTCACCGATCATGCTCGGCATATACATACCGGCAGACAAGTATCTGCGGTTGACTCTGCGCCATGACGATGTGTCCTTGTTGTTGCATGTAGCTTTCACATACTCGCGTAGTTCTTCACGCCAGTTGATCTTGGGTTGCAAGTGTTCATCAATCTCACGCCCGATACCACCCGCACCTTTGCCATGTGCCTTCTCATGTGCCATGACACCCTGACGAATAGCTTGGTCGATCTCACGCTCAAGGGTTTTCTTCTCCTCCTCGCTCATCTCTCTCGCACCATCCCAATCGTGGTCATCGAACCCACCACCCCCATCGCTCTCTTCGAGTAGGTCGAACACTTGCTTGGAGTTCATGCCCTTGAACTGTGGGTCATACAGTCCCATGCGCTGACCTTTCATAATCCCATCCTTGTACTTAGGCATGGAGATCACATCCTCGTTAGGGTCGAGTTCATGAAGCATCAGGTTAATAACGTAGTCACAAGCACTGTTGGCACGGCTATGATTCTCGTCATTGAGTTTCTTCCATGTAGTCAAGTGTCTGTACATCTTGTGTGACACCTCATGCGCCACGACAAATGCCAATTCTTTATCGGTCAAAGCCGCCACAAACTTACGCCCATACTTCTCATCCCTACCATTGGTAGATGCAGTGGGTATGTCATCCACTACGCTAGTACGGCCAACCATCATCACACCTTGGAGTAAGGCGAACTTAGGATTACGCATGAGCGTGATCTTGGCCTTCTGTAATTTACGTTCTTCTAACATTGTTAGGTTCCTTCTAAATGTCGTTGCTTGTTAATCATGTCGGCAAATAACTTCGCCTCTTCAAACGTGTCATGCACTGATATAACTTCTTGGGTTTCAGTAAATGCACTTGGGTAATCCTTAGCGTCAACTAATTCATACTTGCCTGTGTAGTAGAGTTGAGCAACAACTACCTTGAACTTCGGGTCATGCTTGCTCTTGTCTACTGTCGTTTGCCTACGCACAAATGCGTTACCAATTCTCTTAGAGAAGGTCATGGTTCTTAGCCACCCAATCAGCGAACGCCTTGCAACTGAACGCAATACTCTGTTTGCTTGGTGTCTTGGCAATGTTGATAGCGAACACCGCTTGCCACTCTGCATCGAATCGTTGTAGGTACTCCATGAATGGGGCAATGGTTGTCTTGTCTACCCGAGCAATCGCACCGAATACCACAATGGCACATGCACCGGCTGACGTAGGTATTGCCGTTGTCTTGGGATGCGTGATCGTTGACTCCCATGTCGGCAACTGATCTGAGAACTCAATGTATGCTTGCATATCCCGAGCGGCTGACTCACCCACAGCACCGGACAAA